AGCTCTCGCTTATCTTTTTCAAAGTTATGTTCACATGCGACTTGCAGGCTCTTGCAGCAAACTTCTGCGTACCGGTAAGCCTCCCACGCCGCTGCGCCTTCTAGACTGCCATCCTCGTCCAGTTGATCGGCCCATTCGTGCAGATGCGTCCGAAGCGTATCTGCTTCGGCAATCATCTCTTGGTAGTTCCACTGGTCTAATTTGCTCATCTTTTTCCCCTTTCGCTTAACCTAGAACCAAGTATGGGCCATGTTCGGCCCTAACGCAAGCCCCCGCTAAAAATAAAAAGCCCGGTGCTTGACCGGGCTGGGTAGCTAGAAAGGAAAGTCGTCGTCTGGGTCATCAGGCGGAGCGCTTTGCTGATTTTTGCTGGGAACATCATCCTTTGGAGTCACTCTTAGCCCCATATATCTTACTCCTTTCTGCGACTCGTTGAGCCATGCGCTAATTCGGTAGTCGATCCCGGCGACCCGGATATCACCCGTGTAGTAGGGCTGCTTTTCCGTTTCCCGGCGGTCGTTTTTGAATAACGCACCGCTGTTGTCTTTGGGTTCCATGTTTATCTCCTATGCAACTTGTGATTGTTTTATGAGCGTGTACTTCGCGAACCGCTTGCCGTCGCTAGTGACGCATAACTGGGTCTGGATGTCATGGCCTCGCTCACGCAAATCTTTAACCCTCGCGGCTAGGCGAAAGCATCCAAAATGAATAGCATCGACCGCTGTCACCGGGCCTTGCTTTAGTGCTTGTAAAACCTGCTCGTTTTGACTCATTCCGCTATCTCCACTTTGTAAAATGTTGAACCTGATTTGCGATACTGCTCGACGTCTAGATCGGGCAGCTCGTTTTTCTGCACCGCCTTCCAATCGATGCTACCTTTGCGCTCAATTTTGCTGACGTTGACGCCGTCGCCGCCGCTGAACTTGCCGGGAGTTAGCGCAATCAGCTTTGATTTTGCCTCCTCAAGCTCCGCAGCGGCCTTGTCAGCGGTTTTCTTAGCCTCTCGGTAGGCTTGGGCAGCCTCTACCCATTCCTCGTCGTCACGGCTCTCTACGGTCGGCCAGAACTCATCCCACGCTTCTTTAATCTTCTCAAAGAACTCAGGATTACGAGGAACGACTGTCGAGACGTAGTCTTCGCCGCTCCAAACAAGAAACACGCAATCGGCTGCGCCAGTCACCATCATCTGATGCTGAACCTGCGCGTAGTCGTATTCGCTGATCGCGCCTTCGGCTACATCCTGCCAGCGAGGCGAATCTTTGCCTTTGACCGGCGACTTAATCTCAAGCAGTTGGTCGCCTTCCATCGTGATGCCATCGACACTCGCGCCGTAATCGCCATCCTCAAAAACCGCTGGCTGATAAAGTAGGCCAGTTGCTTGCTCATAGGCTTCCCTTGCTTTCGGCTCCTCGTCATGGCCGCGCTGCATGGCGTCGGTGACGAATGCTTCGCCTAAACCTTGCTTATCCTTGCGAACCTGACCGGCGCTTGAAAATGGGTTGATCCCCATGATCGAGGAAGTTTCGCTTGCCATGCGCTTGCCGCGCCGCCATGCCAGCCATTCCTGGGTGCCTTGCTCTAATTCGATGCGCTTCATTTTTGCTCCTCACGCTTTTTCTCTAGCGTCTTTATGATGCCTTGGTACTGGGCCGCAGGTAGATCGGCGACTTTTTTCACCCCGAAATAGCTATTGATGTCAGCAATTGGTTTGCCGACTTCCTCGGCCAAGGCTTCGATGTTGGCCACCTGCTCTTTGCTGACCTTGGCCGATGCCGCGTTGCCGTCGTCATCTTCCGGCGCAATACCGCAAGCGGCCATGAGGCTATAACGACGGGCGTATGTCAGCGCTGAGCCGTATCCCTGCGGGTCATGCTTTGCGGCTGGAACGTGCAGCGTTCCGGCTGACATGGTCTCGCCGGACTCGTGTATAAACACCGTCTCGACGTTCACGCCGTTGTCGCTTTGATGCGAACGCTGTACGAGCGCAATGCCTTCGCTGTTTAGCGCATCCATAACCGCTTCGACGCAGCCAGCCAGATCAACGTACTGCGATTTGAAATGCGGGTTTGTGCTGTTTTTCAAAGCCGGTGCAAACTGCCGCTGCGCCTTGACAAAGGCCGCCGCGACTTTGGGCCGGTGCTCTATTGATGCCATTGGATTTTCCATTTTCGTTACCCCTTACTGTGCTTTGGACTCAAATACATTGTTTCATGCCGTTACAGCTTATGCAACAGGTATTGCATATTGTCACAGGGCGCATGACTATGGGCTTATGAAACAAGCACTGAAACAAGCAGTTACCATTGCTGGCAGCTCCAAGTTGCTGGGTGAAGGGATCGGAGTCACGGCTGAACGGGTGCGGATGTGGCTGCACCGGGACAATCTGCCAGCAGAGTACGTCCTTGCGATTGAGCGGATCACGGGAGTAAGCCGCCATGAGCTCCGACCCGACATCTACCCTAAAGAGTATCAGTATGATCGAGTTGATCGTGCAAAAAGGTAGCCTCGTACCTGCTGACGGGCGAGCGCAAGAGGCGTTGCGAGATATGCGTCTAGGGCTCGGCGAAATCGTGCATGCTAAGATCACGCAGCCGAGAAACCCGCATTTCTTCCGACTAGCGCACCAAATCGGAACGCTGGCTAAGGAAAACATATCCACGTTTGAGCTATTGACAAGCCATCAAGCGCTCAAACGCTTGCAATATGAATCAGGCGTAGAGTGCGATCAAATGGAGATGCGTGTCCCTAACGTCGGCATGGTTGAGGTGCGTGTTCCGAAAAGCATTGCATTCGACAAGATGGACGAGACCGCATTCCGGGCCATGACATCGGCTCTGTGTTCGTACATTGCTGAGACTTATTGGCCGGACTGCACAGAGGAACAGATCGAACAGATGGCAGGAGCGATGGTCGATTGAAGGCAAAAGACAAAAAAGCACGGTTTGAGGCTTTGGTTGATATGGGCTGTGTCGTCTGCCGAAACTCCGGGTTCGGCTGGACGCCGCCCGAGATTCATCACCTCAAAGGCTACGATTGGTCATCAATGGGCAAGCGAGCCAAGGATGAACACACTATTCCGTTGTGCGCTGCCCACCATCGGCATGGTCACGGCCAAGAGATTGGCTATCATCAATCGCCATCGGACTTTGAAGTGCGCTACGGGAGTCAAGGAGAGCTTCTCGCACAAGTAGACGCCAAGATTAGGCATGGTTAGTTTTACCGTCTACATCGAACCCGTCGCTAAAGCGCGTCCTCGGGTTACCATGCGAAACGGTCGTGCTTTTGCATACACGCCGAAGAAGTCAGCAGACTACGAAGCCGTCATCGCCGGTCACTGCCCAAACGAACCCATCGAAGGGCCGCTGGCGCTCAACCTTCATTTTGGTATCCGTATCCCTACCACTTGGAGCAAGCGCAAAAAGGCGGATGCTGTGTCGGGATTTATTAGGCCCACAAGCCGCCCGGACATCGACAACTACATCAAAGCCGTCATGGATGCCGTCAACGGGCAGGCATATCACGATGATTCGCAGGTTGTTTCCTTAGCGGCCAGTCTGAGCTATACGGACTCGCCTTACGTGAGTTTTAAGGCATCGCCGGTCTAGGACGGTTTTTTTTTCGTTAGGATTCGGGCATAGTTCATCTGCGGCTAACCTGCTCTGATCCAGCAGGGACAGCTTTACCCCTGAGTTGCCGCACCTTTTTTTCCAAGGGGCCAGCGAGGGGCTAAATGCACTACTACAGACATCATATCGGCGACTTCAAGCAAGCAACGGACATGCTGACAGACAGCCAAGCAATGGCGTATTTGCGCATGATCTGGATGTACTACGATACAGAGGAGCCGTTACCCGACGACTCTAAGAAGCTAGCCTTCATGCTCAAAAGCGACCCAGCGACGATTGAGTTGTTGCTTGAGCACTTTTTCACCTACCGAGATGGTCGATGGTCGCACGAGCGATGCGACCAAGAGATAGCTGGGTTTAGAGCAAGAAGTGAGTCAGCTAGGAGGTCAGCAAAGCATCGGTGGGATGCGCAATCAATGCGAACGCATAGCGACCGTAATGCGAACGCATCAAAAAACGATGCGGATTTATGCGTTAGCGATGCTAACCAATACCCAATAACCAATAACCAAGAAGAGAATAGGGCCAAAACCGCCAAGCGGTTTGTCCCACCCACCGTCGATGAGGTTGCAAGCTATTGCAAAGAACGTAAGAACCTTGTGGATTCTGAAAGGTTCGTGAACTTCTATTCCGCCAAAGGCTGGATGGTCGGCAAGAACAAGATGAAGGATTGGAAGGCGGCGGTTAGAACTTGGGAGAAATCATCAGGCGAACAAACGCCGCGACGGAGGAAGATGCTATGAATACAACAGAGCAAGCGTTGATACAGGCGGCGTTGCTGAACAACGACGGCGCTATGTCAGTCAACATTGGCGCTGATGACTTTTCAACGGATGCTGGCCGTCGGATATGGCAGGAGATATCAAAGCTACTGACCATGACCGGTTCCGCTGACGGCGTCGCCTTGCAGGACGCACTTAGCGGCTACAAATCATGCCTGACTGAGCTGGGAGGCTGCATGCAAATCACTTGCAGCGCCAGCCAAATAGGCTCTTACGCAGGCATCGTCAAACGTGAGGCTAAACGTCGGCGCTTGCAGGCGGTCGCTCGAGGTATAATTGACGACAGCGAAACCGACCCGGATAAGCTAAGCGGGTCTTTGATGTCGGAGCTAATCGGCGGTCAAGTAAGTGATAAAAAGGCTGACTATTCAGCGCAGGAACTTATGGCCAAAACAGTCGAAAGGATCGACGCGGCATCTGAAGGCGGTCAGCTTGGTCTTAAAACAGGCTGGCGATCAATCGATCAGAAACTCGGCGGCTGGCATCAAGGCGATTTGACTATTGTTGCTGGCAGGCCCGGTATGGGTAAATCAGCGCTTGGAATGAACGCAGCAGTCAACGCGGCGAAGCTCGGGGGAAAGGTTGGTTTCATCAGCGTTGAAATGGATGCGGTCAGTTTAGGCATGCGGCTGGCGGCTTCGGCGGCAGGTATTTCGGTCAGCGATCTCCGGCGAGGAAACCTCAACCCGCAGGACTGGGAACATCTTGCTAGTGCAAGCCGGGACATAGCCGCTTTGCCGCTTCGCGTATTGGACGCGCCCTCATGGACAATGGGTCAGATCGTGCGCCAGTGCCACGCTTGGCACCGAATGGGTCTCGATATGGTCGTGATTGATTACTTGCAGCGCACAAAGCCTGATATCAAAACCGAACGGCACGACCTAGCGATTGGTCAGATGGCCAAGGACTGCAAGACGATGGCCGCTGTGCTAGAGATTCCGGTGTTGCTACTCAGTCAGCTAAGCCGTAACCTTGAGCAACGGCAGGATAAGCGCCCAAACATGAGTGACCTGCGAGAGAGCGGTCAGATAGAGCAAGAGGCAGACAACATACTAATGCTCTACCGGGACGCGGTTTACAACGACACCGCAGATGAGCGAGACGCTGAAGTGCTGGTCGAAAAGCAAAGGCAAGGGCCAGTTGGCGTAATACCTATGATTTGGCAAGGCGAGCGTGCTTTGTGGTTAGACGGAGACGGGAGTTAAAGATGCATCATATCGGGATTGAGCTAGAAGAGCGCCGCAAAGACAAACTAGCGTCTAGACTGCGTGAAGAAGCGATTGCTATCCGTCGAGCCAAAGCAGAGGCAGCGATGGATGATCTCCGCAAACGAAGTCCAGTTGTAGATGACTATGACGCCCCAGCCTACGAAGAGAACGTCCGTGTCAAAGATGAGGAGTTCTTAGACCTCACCGACGATGTGAATCATCCCTCGCATTACACTCAAGGCGGGATTGAGTGCATACAGGTGCTAGAACAGCTGGCAGAGGACGGCCACGACTTCAGAATCCTCAATGCAATCAAATATCTATGGCGCTACCAGCATAAAGGGGGCGACGAATCGTTGCGTAAAGCTATCTGGTACATAGAGCGCACGTTGGAACGCTCATGAGCAACGTATACGACCTTGAGACAGGCAAGGCCAAACTCAGTGGCGATGACTTCCTTGAGCAGCA